AAAGACAGTATGTCCATGACCTTTAAGGTATTCTTCAGCGGCAAAGAATGCCGGGAAATTAAAATCTTTATACCCAGTCATAGGACCAGCTAGGTAGACTTTCATTTTTGTCTCTCTGAATTAGCGAGTATTAATTCAAATCTCGCGAGGGCGTTCCATGCAACGTGAGCAGCATGGGGAAGTCCAGAATCAAGGTCCACAATTTCTCCCGATGCTTCTGCTGCAAGGTGTCGTACCATTGCATCAGTGTATCTATTAAGTCCATCATCGACATATCGCCAACCGTCCCAGGCATATTTAGTTGCTCCGAAAGCTGAGACGGAAGATACTCCAGAAATTGCTTTCGGGAAGTAGCCAAGCCCTCCGCGATAGATTGGAGCTTTTCCGGCGTCATCTTTCCGAGCCCCAGCAATACCTTCTGACGGGTCACCTGTAACCTCTCTACTCAAATCTAAGTTCCTCCGTTGGAACTATTGTGTATCCATGTCTTTCTAGTGTGTTCATGAAGACTTCAGCATCAATATCCGCTTGACCATCAAACTCACCCGCTTCAAAGAATGCAGCATAAATAGCTTCAGTAATTGAATTCACATTACACCTTTGTTCGAGCACCAGTAGACCACGATCCACAATCATTACACTGTAGACGTTGAACTTTGAAGAACTTAGTTCTACGATGACCTCTAAGCTGAACACTCTTAGACCCACAAACACCACACTCACCTCGGTTATCACCAAGATGTGGATGATTGTCTATGAATGGCTTAATACGATCATAGAGTTTGACTAGAAGCTTAACATCTTGAATGCAGTACTTTTGCATACGTTGACGAGCTTTCTCATTACCTTCGAGTACAGATCGCCAAAGCATAAAACCTTCATGTTTTGTCTTACCGCCAATACCGAATAGTGGTCCGATAAATGCAAGACGGTTCATGACAAAACCAAACTTCTTAACAGCTTTAATTAGATCAATTGATGTTGCAGGAGGCGGAGGATTAAGTCCAGCAAGAATAATACATCCACGAAGTTTAGGAAGATCGTATTTATCTCCGTTGTATGTAACAATTGCATTAGCTTCTGTTAGGAGCTCAAGAGCCGCTTTCGCCATACCATCTTGACCATGTTCCCATTCGGAGAAGAATTGATACTCTTTCTCCCCGTCCCAATGAGCACAAAAACAAAGCAGACCACCATCATCAATCAATTGTTCGGGACTAACATTTTCATCCCACATACGCCAAACATAAGCTGTTGCAGGCTTCCACTCTATGTCCAGCATGAGAAGTTTATCTTGTTTCATTAAACCATTTCTCCGGTGCTACGCCTTCAGCCCAGCGGAAACCGTTCCGTTCGGCCCACTGAGCGTGAGTTTGTTTCGTTCCGGCGATCTTCTTATGCGGATACATAAAAACGAACCTAATATCAATGTCAGGGTGTTGTCGCTTCACAGCGAGCATTTTAGCTTTACTATCTCTATCCAATCGACCTTTAGTCTCAATAAAGAAACCGTGATCTATAATCTCAAAGTCGGGGAAATAATTACGTTCGAGAGTATATGGAATACCTATACTCTCATACTTAAACTTGATTCCCCGAGACTTTAGATTAGCTTGGAAAGAGCGTTCAAAGCCGCTCTTTAAGGCCATTAGAAGGGTAGAACGCTTTCTTCAGGCTCTTCTTCATTCAATTCAGCCGCCTTGATACGCCCAAGTGGCAGTACAAGAACGGGAACTGCCCCCGCCCCGAAATCCCGCATAATTGCGATATGATGCGGCGTGAAAATGAGAAATCCCCGACCGAAAAGTTCATTGTTATCCATATCAGTAATGATGTAATCATTCGTCGGAATTCGGGGTTCATCCTCTTCAGCTTTACCACCACTAATTGCACCAAATCTGAATACGTTATCGTTTTCGTCCACTTATGTTCCTTTCGAGGTTAGAACGTGGCTTCTTTGACTTTAGGTTCTCTCACAACCTTCGTGAGGAATTTAGGGCCATTAGAATAAAGGAAGGTCCGAAGACCGATACCACCATTACTATCAGCCCAACAACGGAATTTATGATCACAGTATGAACAGTTGACTCCCAGCGCCCGGTTACCCGAAGCACCTTCTTCTTCGTCTTCATAGCATCGCTCAGGAGGGCTATCTGACTCAAGAGTGGCCTTTAGGTAATTAATACGATCCTGAACATTAACTGCAGCTTTTAAGTCTTCTCGACTGACTGGAAGAAAAGCAATGTGGCCATTCTGCTTATCAGTCGCGAGGAAGCCCCCATCCGTATCGCGAGCCTCACAGTATCCTGCAAGTTGCTCGACATATCCGAAAGGGTCATTCTCTGCAAGTGTTCCGTCAGCAAATTTTCTAAATGAATGGGTTGATGCAGATTTGACATCTACAGTTACTCCGTCGATGTCTGCGTCGATATGTCCTTTAATGCCTTCGATAGATACTTCAGCTTGGCGATGCGTAACATTATGGCCCGACTTTCTGGCGAGGAATAATAGAACAGTCTCGACAAGGTCGCCGAAGAGGAACTTGAACAGAGTGTGAGGAGGAAACGCCTCTTCCTTTCCGACGTGTTTGTCATACCAAAGTTGCCTTGCACCCTTACCAATATTAGACATCCGTAGAGTGAACTCTCTTCGGGAGTCTTCTTTTCTTTCTTCTAGGCGAGACTTAATGATGGTAGCGATCTCAGACCCAAATTCTGTTGCTTCAGCGTCTGTAACATCAGTACCTTCACTAAGTACTCTATAAATATCCGTAACTAATGGGTGTTGTTCAGTCAAATACATCACCGTTATCAAAACACTTTTGGTCTTCATATGATGCAACTACTCGACGGTAAAATTCAAGTTTTGCACATTCGAGCATACCAATAGCTGCATTAAGGTCGGTGTATTTTTTATCATAACAAGCAGTTATGATTGTTGAGATCACATAATTCAAGAAACCATCTCTGTCCTGCGTACCCTTAGTCAACTCCACAATCTGTGAAATTGCATCGTGATACGCAGGACGATGAAACTCTTTAATATATGGAATTACGCAGCGTCCGCTTGCCAAGACTCATCAGTCTCAGCATCTTCCTTGACGGGGAAATTATCACCATCATACTTAATCATATCCCAAATCTGTAGGGACAAGATATTAGCAGACTTCTGGTTTTTACCATATTCATTAATAGCGAAGTTCACATTAACAACAGAGTCATTACCAATCTTCGGACCCTTATAGACAGTTTCCGAATCTTGTAGCGTGTTGCCATGATGGTCCACAATACGGACTGGTTGATTAGGGGAGCCGTCAGCCTTGAGCTCACGACGCTTAAATGTAATGAATGGACCGTTACCCTTGTCCTTGATTTTAGGCTTCAAGCCCTCAACCTCAAGACGATGAACGGTCTCTTCATCAAGATAGACATCAATCGACCATTCTTTATGCTTATTCTCAAAACCCCAATGAAGTTGATCAGCAAAGATTTTGGCCCACTTGGCCTTACCACGGATTAGCACTATTTTGTGCTCCTTGTTCTTATTATTTGTTCGTTGTCTTTGACATGCTATCCAAATCTGGATAGGTAATATTGGTGCCCTTTGACCAGAATCGAACTGTCCTCCACGCTATACAACGGCGTTATAATACCACTATACGAAAAGGGCCGAAAGAACCAAGAGGAGCCTTGCGGCTCCCCTGGCGTGTAGCTCCCTTGCGGGCAACGGACATTCGGTTTCCCAAAGCCGCAGGGCTCACATAAGCCCCATATGATTAGTATACCATACTAAATATTAGTGTCAATGACATTCTGCCCAATTTGCTCCGCATTTGTAGCCACCTGTGAGTGGGACTTTAAATCCGATATCTGTTCCTGCAGTTTCAATGGCGTTAACACAGATTTTCCCAACTTCCTCAGAATCCTTGGTCGCTGCATCTAGTTGTCCTTCATCATGAATATTACCAACATAGAATCCATCAAGTCCTCGTCTCTTAATTTCATTTCTGGCAACAATAGCGGTCCTTTTCATAACTATTGCGCCGGCTGACTGGAGCTTATAGTTAAGCGCAGCGCTCTGGGCTGGGCAGCGAACGAAGCCTCCATCAATGGTTCGCAACAGTCCGCCAGTTGCTCGAAACTCATCTTGGATATCTGCAGAGAGTCTGGAAAGTCCGGGAGTACCTCGCTCAAGGATTCCACGAGCCCATTTACCATAGTGTCTAGCTTCACTTCCTCGAAGTTCAGGGCGCAACGTGACTCCGAGCTTTGGATCGCCACCTCCATAGAGATACCATGTGTTTAACTGAGGTCGTTAATCTCAGCCCATATAGCTGCATGTCCCCATGCAGAGCAGACTATATCATCATCCGACTGTAGGGCCGGAGCTGGGCGCTTCCAGACACTTGTCTGTACTCTCTTTCGAGATAGTCGTTGCACCTTCTAGATATTCAATTGCCTTCTGGAGATTGCCTATATTGTCATCAAACAAACCTAATGCTTGATTACATTTAGGGCACAGAAGTCCACGAATTAAACCAGTTAAATGATCATGGTCAATGGCTAATTTAGCCTTACCATTTCTGGCGACCACATATCCTTCAGAACCACATATCCTACAATGTGGATCAGCAAACATATCTTCATACTGCTCTAAAGTAATACTATATGCTTTATGCAAATACCTTCTTGAGTATCTGCGTTCTGCACAAATATTAGAGCAGAATAAATGAGATGGTGCCACTGGTTGAAAATCTAAATCACATTCTCTGCACTTCTTAATCCTGAAAGAACCTTGGGGGTATTTATCAGGTGTTGCAGTAAAATGTTCTTGAGATTTATTCGTATTTTTGAATATCATGCTTGGCTCATGATTAGCTGTTCTAGCTTTCCCATGAGTTCACCCAGTTTTACTACTGCTACTTTACTAACAGTAGAATCCGTTTTTAACGGTAAGATCACGCATTTCATCACTGAGGTTGAGGTTTCGAGTGTTAACGAGGTGGGGATCCCCAACAGTGAAGAGAATGGTGGCTTCAGGATTGTTAAGATATTCAGCAAACATACGCATTTCAAGGCCACTGGCATCATACCCAACTTCTCTTCGATTGGGTCGAGCTTGCCAAAGTCGTCTACATTCAATTCCATACCTGACCTTCTTCTTGGCCTTTGGGATATTCATAGTATTAGGGTTAAATCCAATCATACGTCTAGTAGATGCACCACATGTAAGAACCTGACCATGCATACAATGGTCATCATAGTTAACACAATTAAGCCAACCCTCGACCATTGTACTTCGGCCTTGTAAGACCAGCCAATCCGCAAGGGCTTTGACTTCTACCTTACCTGAAATCTCAGCAAAAGATATTAATGCCTCTTCATCAACCTTTGGGAATCCCTTCTCGGTAAAGTTAAGTGGTTCCCACCCAAGATCTAGAAGACGATCAACTCGTTGTTTAGGTGATCCAAGATTAAAGTCTACCCAATCAAGGGTAGAATAGGTTCCGTCTCGGTTGTCTCGAACTTCGGGGTATTCTCTAAGATGTCGTAAATAGCTTGCAAATTCACTACCATCTTTTTTAGTTCGTCTTTCGTACGTTCTACTGACTTCCAATCGCCTTGGGAAAAGTTCGTGGATAGCGAATTCAGATTCAGATTGAACAGCCCTGAGGTAACCTGCGAGCGCCTGTGCTCCAGGGATATCAAAATACCATCCATTTCTTTGTTGTTCATCTACAACTTCCCTGACTTCATGTTCGATCTGGCATGATAATTCACTGAAGCCTACCCTCCGCATACGTTGCCAAAGGGCTCGTGCAACTTTCTTACCAAGCTTTACATCTTGTTTACAGTAGGTCTCCATCTCAGGAGACCACTTAGACCAATCATTGAAGTCCCCTTTAGGGTCTCCAAGACGTATTCCCCAAGCCTCCAGAGAATGACCGCCGGAAAGCTTAGGATCATACAGGTAAGAAAGAACCAGAGTGTCAACAATATTTCGAGTACTTGCGGTACCGCCGACAAGACGACGTGTATGGGGTCCGTCATAGCTGACCGCATTATGTCCAACAAAATAGACTTCACTACCACGAAGACCATCAAAGAATCCTTTTATCTCGTCGTGACCACGAAAGGCCATGACCTCTTCTTGATCCATCCTGGAAGCACACAGAAGCCAGATACGTGACGGATATAGTGAGTCGGCTTCGATATCTATATACCAATACTTATGGTAATCTTCAGGTCTAGGTAGATACAATTAATTCATAACCCATTCATGTCCGGCGACCTTACTGCCGCCAGAGCGATAAGAATTGATCTCTTCTTCTGTAAGTTCGGTGAGACGCCCGGTGTCATTATTATAATGTAGGTATGCGCCCGGACCAGTACGACCGCAAAACCTGTTCTTCTCAACCATAAGAGACACAACATTCCTTCTCCAAGGGTCTTCGGAGAGTTTTTCTCGGTTGAGTTTGATAACGATATTAGCTAGTTGTTCTACCCCGGCAGTGCCTCTGATCTCGCCCTTCCGGTTCTGGTGAATTACAGCGATAATGGAAATATTACATTCCATACATAATGTCTTTAATTTGGTAGCAATCTCATCAAGCTGTTTACGCTCATCCCCTGATTGATCAGACACCACAATAGATAGGTGGTCCAGAATAATATACTTACAACCAAGATTATGCATGTATCGAACTTTGTTGAGGATTTCTTGAATTGAATTAGACCCAAAATGGTCATAAATAACGAGCTTGTCAGTATCGACGATGCTATCGAAATATCCTCTAAGTTCCTCTTGGTTGACCATCGCCCTAATGTCTGGAAGATGCAGAGGCATATTAGCCTCAATAGACATTAAACCGAGCGCAGTATCTCCGTTCGTTTCTTCCAAGTGTAGAAGCCCGATACCCGCTTCTGGCGATGTTTTTCTAATATGATATTCAATCTCTTTGAGGACAGACGTCTTACCCACACTGGTTTCGGCAGTGAAGACCACGAATTCTGAGAGCCGTATGCCATAAGTCTGAGAGTTAAGTGACTCCCAGGGATATGGTACTGTTTCATAGTTTTTTGGGGCGGAGACCTCCTCCCACAGTTCACGCCCGAGTTTAAGCCCTGACGGACTGTATTGCGGAGCCGCCCACCATTCACGGTTAAACTGCTCACGTTTGCCAACTTTAAGATAGTCGTTCGCATCTTTGGCTTCTGCAAGAGTAAGAACCTTGACCTTGCCGATGGGGAACATACCTGCCACAGTAAGAGCGGCTTCCTGGCCCGGATAGCGAACCTGACCTGTCTGGGCATTTAGTTTACCCTCATCTTTGTCAAAACAAACAACAATATTCTGGAAAGAATTGAGGTACTCGCTGTTCTCTGCAACATCCTTAGCAGCACCTGCTGCTCCAGACCTGACAGAGACGACTGGCCATCTCGAACCCATAAGCTCGTAAGCAGCAAGTGCGTCATATTCACCTTCGACGAGTGTAATGTATTTCGCACTTCCAGGAGGGAAGAGGTGGCTTCCGAAGAGCCCTGTGTGCTTAATATCACCTTCATTAAAGAACTGTTTGTCCGCAGTCCTGACCTTATTGGCAAGATGCTTTCCGTCTTCAAAATATGGGAAGTATGTATAATCACCTTCACGCCACACGCCATACTTCTCTGCGGTGGCCTTCATGATCTTCCTGTCGGTTAGATCAACAGTAATACGTTTAATGTCTGTAAGGATTGTCGTGTCCTTATTCTCATTATCGTTGTCTGGAAAAGTTGTTATGCCGCACACAAAACAGTGTGTGTGACCGTCGGAGTACAAACTACTACCGTCTGAACTACCGCACGCCTCGCAAACTAAGTGCCTGATGAATTTCGATTGGGCTATAGTCGGTATGCTCCAAACTTACACAAACATATCGTGAGTCTTCAACCTTCTGGTAGTGCAGGTGGCCATGAATATTGGTGCCAAACCTACCTAGTGAGTCTGGATGAATTGGGATATGTGATAGAATCACTTTATTCTTATCTTTGTCTTTCTGAACTACATATGAACGGATGTCGTCGAAGAACGGGAGATAATCTTTTAGGGCAAAGGTGTCATGATTACCTTTAACAAGAACAAGACGACCTCGAAGACGCCCAAGAAGAAAAAGATTCCGCCTATTGATGACAACATCACCAAGCAAATAAACCCTATCGCTCGGATCAACTCTTTCGTTGTGTCTAGCGATGATTGTTTCATCGTGTTCCTCAATGTTCTTGAATGATCTAAGCATAGTACCGTCGTCACGCTTAAAAGTCAATATATTCACATGACCAAAATGGTGATCGGCTGCTACCCAGGTTCTACCACTCATACTCTATCCTGAAATAGTTGCATAGATTCACCGTAGCCTTCCCAATTATCAACACCACATTCTTCTAGACATCTCAATTTAAGTAAAGAACGTTGAACCTCTTCGACTGTTTCATTAAAATAAGCTTTAAAGTCCTCCTCAGTTATACCGGTATCACTCATGCCCAGCCTTCGGGACCGTTAAAGCCATATCCCATATTATCAAGCATTTGGGATACTAGGTTCCAGACATGAAGTTTACGAGGCCACGCATATACGACATTCTTTTTAGAAACTTCTTTAGCCTTGTAACTAGCCTCAAGGGCTTGTTCAGTCTTACCCACGAATGTTTCACCAATATAATCGCCACGATCAATAGTTCCGTGACCATCATTATAAATTCGCATACGAGCAATTTCTTTCTTATTAGCCTCAGAACCATGAGGCCAAAGCTCAACTCGGATCATTAACATTACGGTTGTTCTCCGTGGAAGCGTGTTTTCCACCCTTCATGCCAGTCAGTATATTTATTAAACTGTTCATCTGTCTCCAGCTGACCTTTCAAGAGACGATAAGGATTTTTATTTAAAGAAACTGAAATTGCTTGATACCCTTCCCGCCACTCACTACTTCGCTCGGCTATCTCTTCCTCCCATTTGATTCATGGTTGATATGAGTATACCCTCATTAAAATCTATGAGAATAAGATGTTTCTCCATGTCTTCTGGATGTTCGTAGTTATTTAGATCAGCTTGATATGGTTCATCATCTAGAATTAAATAGTGCGTTGTGTCGGGATGTTCTTTCAACCATTTGGCTACTCTTGTGTAACGCCAATTTTCGTTCTCATCACATATAGGATGTTCATGGAAATATTCTCTCTTGAGTCCTTCAATAATGCAATGCTCAAGAGTCTCGTTACTACCAATAGCCCGAATCCAGGAAGAATGTATAACAAGTTTCCAATTACGAACTAAACACCAATCATTAATAAGACCGACAGCAGCAGGGTCAAATTTCTTAACAAAAGGTTTGGTCTGCCCAGGCATAGCATATGCTCGATAAGGAATGAGAGGCCCGTCAATATCAAGAAATAGAATTTTAGTCATTTAAACCAAATGGGCGAAAAAGATTTGCATCAATAACTGCATCAACGATCATCGGACAATTTTTCTCCAGTAGATAACCACAAGCAAATGCAATCTGTTGATGTTCTAACTGAGTTTCAGGACCTTGGCGAATAGATACATAATGTATCCAATCACGAAGAGTACCTTGCATATACATACGAGTTGATGTCAGACCTTCAGGCAGAAGTTTACGGGCGAGCTCCTTAGCAATACCAACCGCAAGACATGCCTTATAGCCGGCCCAACAGATGCCCCAAACTTGATTCTGCCAGACTGACCACAAATCATTGATTTCAATGTCCGCAGTAGGGATGGAGTTCTGACGATTCTTCGGGTCTTTAAGTCTGGCTTGCGGCGACATTACCAGCTTCTCGTCCACTTCAGAATACCGCTGACTAAATTCTTGAAAGTGGAATGATCTGTGTCTCAAAATTTGACGAGCAATATCTCTTGTAGTCTCAATTTCAACGCACATACAGGCCATCTCAAATGGTGACCAATGATTATGATCAATTAAATACTTAATCAACTTTTCGGAAGGATCATCTGGTTTGGCAGACGGATTAGACACACGAGCCATGTGTGCCACCATCTTGTCGGCATCAGGCGTGATCCACTTAAGTTCGACTCTCAATCTGAAAACCTTAATGTACAATAATTGATTTGCCCTTTCGAGTGAAGCAGCAGTACGATCTCATCGTTAAAATCGGCATCCATAACATATTGGTCTCCATAATCCATCAAATAGCGGGTGAGTTCCATAATCAGTTCGCTAACTCTCATCTTTTTTAGCTCCAAAAACTTGAGACCAAACCTCATGCATGGCTATACGTCGATGCTGACGATTAAATTTACGCTGAAGATTACGAACAGAGTTGATTGGTGAACTTAGACGTTGAGTATTACCTATGAGGTTGTATCGCATTCTTGAGCCTCTTTTGTGTGATAATCCATAAGAACTTCTTCAATAGCGGCTTGACAGACAACACAAGGCCCATATTCTTTATGGATTTTGTCATATGTAATTAAATCATCTTCACGGTTGCAGATATAGCAACGCATCAGATAATCTTAATCCTTGTATCTAGTCCTAGTTCTTTTGCCAAATACGAAATTCGATCTTCAGCTTCATTTAAACGAGCTTGAGCAGCCTGTTGGGCAACATTTGAAAGGTGGTCAGCTTGAGCCCATCTAAGTTGAGCGCGATTAGTGTCAAGACCCCAAATGGCATCAGAAATCTTTCTAGATAACGCTCGAAGAGCGTGTTCAGGATCAGAATATTCTTGAACTTCAAATGGTTTTGGCTGATATCGCATATCAGAACCTCCTAGTATAGTTTACTGGCCTGTTTCTACCATTGGGAAATTATCGTCTGCATACTCAAGCACAAATTGACGTTCTGGTAGAGTTTGAAGTGATGCACACATATTCATAAGTCGTTGCCTTACAGACAACGGAACAGCATACGGATCAGGGAAAAACCCCACTACATTGTCACATCTAGTGAATAGTGCCGTTTTCTGAGCATCCGTCAAGCCGAAAGGTAGGATATTATTCCTATCTTCCCACGGAAGAGTATCGTCTTTTAGCATATCTTTTTCAAAAATACCGTACACACCATAAAGTTTAGAACTAACATCATACCCATACTTATTGATCAAGATTTGTTCTAGTACAAAAGGAAGATCATGTCTAAGTTTAAGTGTTCGCTTGATTGGATTAGGCATTGGCAAGTGCTGTAAGGGCTGCGGCGTATGCAGGGACTGTTTCCCCTTCAATACCCGGTGCAGTATTGACTTCAAGGACATAGAAATTTCCCAACTTATCCTCAATGATGTCCACGGCCCCGAAGTCAAGTCCGAGCGCCCGAACGGCGTCTACCCCCAACTCATCCCGAGTTTCGTTGGGGGGAATATTCTTACGTTGATAAATAAATCCATTCTTCCAAGACCTGACCTTCCAATTGGTCGGCTCTCTTTTTGGGTCTCGAATCTTTCTATGAGTAGCGAATGCACCAAGACAAGTTGCATGAACTCTGAATTCTTTGTCTTTGAATATGTATTTAGTATACAATTTGGAATCTACAAGCTCATCACCCGGTTCCATTATAACGATACCAGCACCTTCATGACCTGTCAAGATCGTCCGAGCAACTACTGTATCACCATTATCTAACCACTCTTGGGCTATAGCCTTATTCTCAGTCCAAGGAACAGTCTGAACTCCGGCATTAGTTAGATAGTGAAAGGTTTTTCGTTTATTAACAGCTTTATAGATTGCTTCACAAGAATTAATATGAATGTGATTAGGAAGGTGCGGCCAAGCCTTATCGTCACCAACGCCCCATGAGATAACTACATCACCTTCTTCGACAAGCTTACCGAGACGCATACGACGGAACCCTTGTTCCTTAGACAAGAAGTAGGCACCTTCAGAGGGGCGGTTCCCAGAGAATACCCAGAGTGTCATGAAGCTTCCTTCCATGTGGAGCAGAAGGCTAAATCTTGAGCATTCCGCATACCACGTTTGAGCATATTTTCATAGCCATCAACAGTTAAATATTTACGAGACATGGGCCCTAGCACATCTTCTAGAAATCCTTTAGGGCCTGTTAGACTAAATTTACGAATAATTTCAGCCGGATTAGTATAATTTCTTGCCCGTTCTTTCATTGTCTGAAGTGTCTTGATCCAATGAATA